ACACAACCCTTGTTAGGTAATACGGTTGAAACTAAAATCACTTGTATTGATTCAGAACAAGTAGCTGTATCTATTTTAGAATTACCACAAATATCAGACCCACAGAAGTTAGGTTCTTGTATTACTTATTACAGACGTTACACGTTAGCTTCTTTATTAGGATTACAAGCAGAAGATGATGATGGTAATGCAGCAAGTGGAAACGTTTCACAAGTAGAAAAGGCTTGGTTAAACGCTAACACCCCTGAATACTCAAAAGCAATAGAGTACTTACAAGGTGGTGGGGACTTATCAGCTATTAAATCAAAGTACAAGATTTCAAAAAAGGTACAAGATGAGTTATCAAAACTGTAAAGTAAAATCAGTATATTACAAAGGAGAATTTAATAATTATAAATATATAGTAAAATGGAAAAAAAGACAACAGCAATTATTTCAGGAAGTATCGACCTTACTTCAATTGACAAATCAAAATTAATTCAAGGCAAAAATGGTAAGAGTTATCTTAACTTTACTGCAATGGTGCAGAACCAATCTAGCTACGGTAACAATGTATGGGTTACTCAATCCTTAACCAAAGAAGAAAGAGAAGCCAAAGCGCCCTCAATTACATTAGGAAACGCAGCAGTAAGATGGATAAGTGATGAAGGAGTAAGTATAGCGGAGAAAGATAACGAAGTTACAAATGCAGTGCAGAACGAAGCGAGAGAAGTAGATTTACCATTTTAATTTAAGAGGGGTGTAACAGCCCCTTTTTTTTGTACCTTAATGAGAAAACTTATAGAGTTAAAAGATGGCGAACAAATGCCTTATGATTTTTGGAACTACAATGTAAATCCAATACTAGGCTACAAGTTTGAACAGCCAAGAAGAAACACAGCAAAAGAACAAAACAAATACGGAATAATGCCAATACCAAATAAATGATAACACAAGCACAAACAATTAAGGAACGAATATTAGACATCAAGCACGGTAGGGTTAAAGAAGGTTTGAAGATTGATATTAAAGAAATGGATGAGTACCTACGATTTAAGCACGGAAACTTTAATTTACTAATAGGACACGCTAATGTTGGAAAGACAACAGTATTAACTTACTTGTTTACTGTATGGGCAATAAAGCACAACCTAAAGTTTTTAATATGGTCAAGCGAGAATACACCCCAAAGTATAGTTAGAAAGATTATTGAATTTAAAATGGGGCAACCCATACAGACAGCATCAGAAGAAGAAATTGACAAAGCTGTAAAATGGTGTGATACTTATTTTAAGATAATAGACGTTGAAGATTTAGTTACCTATAAACAACTATTGAGTGAGGCAAACGCTATTAAAGATGCTTGGGATTACGATGCAATAATGATTGACCCATACAATTCTTTAGCAAAAGATAAGCAGCTAATGAGAAATTTAGGTGGACACGAATACGATTATCAAATCGCTTCTGAATTTAGATTATTTGCAAAGCATAGAAACGTTACTGTATTTTTAAATGCTCACGGTGTAACAGAAGCAATGCGTAGAACATATCCAAAAGACCACGAATATGCTCATCTTCCACAGCCTTTGTCAATGTCCCAAGTTGAGGGGGGTGGTAAATGGGGAAACAGGGCAGACGATGTATTTTGTGTACACCGTATGACAAACCATCCGAATGAGTGGATGTATTCTGAACTGCACGTTTTGAAAATAAAAGAAACAGAAACAGGTGGCAGATGTACACCTTTTGAACAGCCCATTAAATTGAGGATGAGCCGAAACAATGTAGGCTTTGAATTTCTTGGAAAGGATATTCTACATAGTAAAAAAACAGAAGTTGATGAGATACTATTTTGATTGAACTAATAATTACATTGTTGTTGATATTTATCCTTATGTTATATTGGGGTCAAATCAATGATGCAGAAATTAGCATTGCACCAATGATAGGAATTGTTGTTGGTGCTTTGTACTCTTTCCAAGATTACGAGGAAGGAAGGGAATACACTTTACAATGTTGTATCTTCGTGGTAAGCATTACAGTAATATGGCAGAAGAATACGGATGGTTAAAAATCGTAGCTAAGCAGCACGATGATTGGATTACAATAGTTCGCAGCTTTGGCGAATACAACTACTGTGAAGATATAGTGCAGGAGGCTTACATCTGCCTTATCAAGTATGCCACACCTGAAAAGATAATCAAAGGTGATAAAGTAAGCAGGGGGTATATGTTCTTTACTTTAAGAAGCCTTTATTACCAATACTACAACAAGAAGAAGAAGGTACGAAAGGTCAGTATTGATGATGATGATAATTACCTACAAATTCCCCACCAAGATAGTATAGAAGAAAACGAAGCTTTCAATAGAATCTGTGAACTTGTAGATGGAGTTGCAGATGAGTGGAACTGGTACGATAGAAAACTGTGGAAGCTATATAGCCAAACAGATATGAGTATGCGAAAACTAGCAGCAGAAACTAAGATAAGCTGGGTAAGCATATACAACAGCCTCAAACACCTAAAGCAAGACCTAAGAAATAAATTACAAGAAGATTACGAAGATTATAAATTAAAAGATTATGAGCGAATTACCACCAAAAGACAAAAGGACTAAAGCCTACAAAGAGTGGGTTAAAAACCACGAACAAACAAGTACAGGGGTAGGAGACACCGTAGAGAAAGTATTTAAAAAGACAGGTGTAGCTAAAGTAGCTAAGTGGGCATTGGGTGAGGACTGTGGATGCGATGAACGCAAAGACAAACTTAACTACTTATTCCCCTATCAAAAGCCAAATTGCCTTACAGAAGATGAATTTAATTATTTGTCAGACCGTGTAGGTAAACTTAACAAGGTAACACCTGAAGAACAAAAAAGTTTGTTAGTAATATACAATAGAGTTTTTAAAGACAACAGAGAATTAACAGGTTGTAGTACTTGTTTTTTAAATGGGGTATGGAAGAAGTTAGAACGTGTTTATAAAGAATATCTTGGGTAGTCTAATAAGAAATAGAAACCAAGTAAAGCAAGTGATTGACTTTACAGGTGTACAGAATGGAAAACTTCACCCAAGTGATATTGATTTTGTATTAGAGTTTGACAATGAGATACTAATACTTGGAGAAGTCAAAAGGAAGTACAACCGTATTCCCACAGGACAAAAGCTAATACTAGAACGCATTTGTGATGCTTGGGGCGAGAAGTCAATAGCTATCAAGGTAGAACATCAGTTTGATGATGATTCCAAAAATATTCCTTTGAAACAATGTAAGGTAACAGCTTGGTATGAACCGAAGGTTGGATGGCATTTTTTAAAAGAGCCTTATGATTTTATAGAATTTATCAATAACTTAGGCGAGAAATGGAATAACAAAAAATGTAGATTCTAATGAGAGATACAATGCAAAAGAAGTTTGACAACCTTGATGACCTTAAACTAACTAATTCACTTCTGATAATGCAGGAGAGTGTAAAAGGTTGGTGCGATACAAGACCAGACAACGAACAACTAAAGCAAGTAAGGGAAGCATTATTAAACGTAACCTTTATCACAAACAAGTTACAGCTAGACAGGGGAACATATCATTTAGCGATTGACCAATATAGAAACCAATCAACAAGGTCGATAGAACGTGCTAGGAAAGCAGAAGAAAAGATTGCCGAACTAGAGAAAGAACTAGCAGTATTTAAGAAAGCAAAAGAACTTGGATTATGATGCAAAAATTATTAGTAGGATATATTCTATTTAGAACAATAGAGTTTTTTATAGTATGGACTTGGAAAAACTTAATCAAATGAGTGATTCAGTAACAAAGTATTTTGAGAATGCAGATACTACACAACCTGTCTACCTTAGACAGACAGACAAGATAGTAGAAAATGTTATATCTAAATACAAGCAACGTAGTGAACTTGGAATAGAAAAGTATGGTACAACACTACACGACTCTCCTGATGGCTTCTATGCGTTCCTAAACCACCTACAAGAGGAACTGATGGATGCTACACTATACATTGAGAAACTTAAACAGCAGAAATGAAAGAAAGCGAATTAATACAGATGAGAAATAGGGTAGCTAATATGGAAAAAGTATTAGTTGCTGTTATTCTTAGATTGGAAAAATTAGAAGGTGTAGAAGAAAAAGATAGTTGATAATTTGTTTATATCCAAAATGTTTACGTAATTAGCATCATAATAATAAAACAAACAATTATGATATATCAAGAAAGCGATTGGATAAAACAAGAGTACGGTTCTATGACTAATGACCGTTTAATGTTTACCATTCAAAACAGACATCAATATCTACCTGCACACGCAGCAAGATGTTTAAAAGAATTAAAGCTAAGAAGAAATGATAACACTACTAAATAACGAAACGTGGGCAAGGGAAGAAATCCTTGCAGAGATGTACGATGATAACTTCTACTATGGACATCTAGGAAAACACGCTTTAAGCAGCAGCAGTCTAAAGATGATACTTAAATCACCAAAGACTTATAGAAACGTAACTAAGTATGGAGACCCTAGTTCAGATAGTCCTGCACTTGCACAAGGTAAGTTAGTGCATTGGTTAATACTAGAACCGCACAAGGTAGATGAGTTGCACTTTGTAGAAGCATCAACAAAAGGCACAAAGGTTTATAAGGAAGCTAAAGCACAATATGGTGAAGTGTTTCTAAACAAAGAAAGAAGTCAAGCAGAGAGAGTTGCAGATGCTGTACTAAGAAACGAAGCAGCACTTAAACTGCTAAACAAATCAGAGTTTGAGATACCTGCAATAGAAATGATGGAAGGGTTACCTTTTAGAGGTAAGGCAGATATTATACAAGGAGACACCATAATTGATTTAAAGACTTCTGCTGACCTTTCTACATTTAAGTATAGTGCAGATAAGTATGGTTACGATTTACAGGCTTATATGTACAAGAGAATGTTTAAGGCAAATGACTTTAAGTTCTTGGTGGTAGACAAAGGTAGTTGTGATATTGGCATCTTTGAAACAACAGAAGAATTTATAGCAAGAGGCGAGGACAAATTCCATAGAGCAGTAGACAACTACAAGTACTTTTTTCAAGGCGATACAGACCTTGACCAATATGTAATGAGAGGCATATTATAAAAAAAATAGTTTATAACTTGTTAATTAAAAAAAAGGTTATATATTTACAAAGTAAAAAGGGGTAAGCCGAAAACCCAATAGAGTAGGCAAACAAACAATTATATTATGAATACAATTAGAAGAACAATTTACACTAAAAACGATTTTGCAACTGTAATTACACCATCTTGGCAAAGGTGGAGAAACCAAAAAAACGTTAAAGATTTAGCCGAAGCAGTATTAGAAAACGGACAAATGAGAGATGTTCTAGTTTGTGCAACAACGGAAGGTACAAGATGGCTAACCGATGGCGCACACCTTGTTGATGCTATGACAAACCATCTTAAGTCAAGAAAGATAAGAGTGCTTGAAAAACTTGTAAAGAACGAAGAAGAAGCACGAAAAACATTTATCTCTTTTAACACAAGAGGTAAGACATTAAACACCATTGACTATGTTGTTAGTTATGCTGGTAGTGGAAATAAAACATATCAACGTTTCTTAAAAGAAGTTATGCAAAGTCCTAAAAACGAAAAAGAAGCAAACGAAGTACACGGAAAGTTGTTTACCGTTCCATCATTGATTAACCTTTTTTTGGGTAATAATAAAACGGTGAGAGAGGGTGTTGCAAAACTGCCAAAAGATTATTTGAAACTTTTAGAAGTCGTTGAATATGTTGGTCAAAACTATTTGTTAAACGGTAAGTTATTAGCACATACAGAAAAGAATGGTGGTAAGATGCGACTAAACGGAACATCAACCGCTTCTTTTCTTAGAATACTTAGCCACAGAAAAGGCTTAGATAACTTTACAAATAAAGATGTATTGGATATGATGATAGACTTTACCATATATCATTACAATTCAAACGCAAGTTGCACTTACGCAAGAGATGCAGTAGAGCCATCATTTAAAAAATACCTCAACATACAATGAAGAAATACCTTTATTCAGAACAAAGCAGCTTATGGGGAGACCCCGAGCTGCTTGGCTTCGGTAGCGATGATTTCTATATAAAAGAGATAGATAGAAAGTTAGCAAATGACATAATAAAGAAAAACCATTATAGCGGTAAATTTTACAATGCAACGTATATTCATTTAGGGGTTTTCGTTGATGCTAATATAAAGGGCGTTCTGCAATATGGATATGCTATGAACCCAGCATCTTGTGGGAGCGTTGTAGAGGGTACGCAAAAGAATGAATACTTGGAACTTAACAGAATGTGGATTGCAGACAACGTAGGTAAATATCCCGAAAGCAGGGCAATAAGTTATTCTATAAAATACATAAGAAGAAGATACCCAAGTATAAAATGGATTCAATCATTTGCAGATGAAAGATGTGGCGGTTTTGGAATAGTGTACCAAGCGTGTTCTTTTGGTTATTATGGCGAACATAAAAGCGACTTTTGGGAACTTGATGGTATTGTGTACCATAACATACAAATGACCGTATCAAAAGATTCAAAAAGATATGCGGGTGCGGCTAAGTACCTCCAAGAAAACAAAGAACGTGCAAAGAAAATGAATCTAAGACAATTTAGGTACATTAAATTCATAGACAAAAGGGAAAAGAAGAAATGTCTTTTAGTGGAACAACCATATCCAAAACATTACAGTGAATAAAGACATAATAGAAGAATTTTATTTGCTTACCTTACTAGACATAAAAGAAGGAGTAAGCATACAGGAACTAGAAGATATAATACAACTCTATGAAGATGTAGAAGACTACGAAGCCTGTGCAGGAATACTAAAAGCAATAAACGAAACAAGACACGATACAATAACAAACATCA